TGGGTTTTAAAAATCGGTTCTTTGTGGCACAGGTATAAATCATATTTGGAAACAAATAATGATATTTTGGACCCTGTTTGGACAGATTTTAATTTTGTTAACAACTATGACCCTATTACGAATAATCCTTCAAAAACTTATGTATTAAATGGTGTTGGAAGTATAACTCTACAAAATGAATATATGGTTGGTGCCGTAAAAAACACTAACATCCAACCTGGATTTTATCCGAAATTAATAAGTGATTTCAATTATTTTTATAACGGGCAAGATTTATTCACAACCTATACCAATGATGAAATTAATAAATCAATTGCTAATGGACTTCTAATACAAAATTTGACTGACTCAAACATTAATAATGTTTCAATAAAAGATGGACAAAGTAGAGTCACTAATGTGAAACCTTATTCAGTTGTTGTTCCTGTCAATATAGAAAGACCAAACACACAGTCTATTCTTTGTAACACAGCATCCACAAAATCTAGTTTGTATTTTGTATTACCTTCATTTGGTTCGAATTTTAATCAAGTTGAAGAAAAATGTTTTGACAGGGTTGGTAATATCACACAAGAGTTAACAAACAACAACTCACTATATAACGGTAGTGTTAGATTATTTTGGAATACACCAAATTATGGATATTTTGATACTTCTGCAGTACGCAAACCTAACCCAAGAGATTATGTTGGAAACATATACGTATTAGGAGAAAGACCTTCTTTCCAACTTTATAATAACGTTTTAGTAGGTTTACAGAACTATACTGAAATAGAAGAAATTCAATCAGTATTCAATAAAAAAGAGTTGGACGAAATGGAACGACATTTTCTTAATTTCAGTCAACCGATTACAAATTTCAAATTGGAACCAAGTTCTTTGAATGCTTCGGACCCCGCAATCAACAACGCTTTGAATCAACAAGGAGGTCCATACAACGAAATTGATGTTAAGTTCAGAAACTTTCAACAGATGTTTAGGGCTTTGATGGTAGTTAGTCCAACTAAGAGTTATACAAACGGAGGTGAACTTTTTACTAATATAATCGACGACCAATACAGATTGATGATGTCTCAATTCAAGAGTATTATGGAATATGACGTTGTACTTCGTGTTGGTAACCCAACAAAGTATAATAGAAGAGCGGTGAGTTCTTATATCGGTTATGTCACAAACACAAGTCAAGTAGTAAGTCCAATACCATTTAGTCCGTTTGGAACCACAACACCATCGACAACTCAATCTAATACTATTTTGTTGGAGATTGGATTTGGAACGGATTTAAATTTTCAACAATACCTTACAGATTTTTTTGTTCAGTCAAATATTGACATAAATGAAACATCAACAAAAGAACTAAGTCAAATTTGCCGACAATACATAACTCAAAGATATGAAAACCCATCCTTGACCATCAACGAGTTTGTAAGTAATTTACAAGATTACGTTACGGGAAATTTTGCATTTATGGATGAAACTTTAGTTGGTACTGTAAGTCAAGCTCAAAAAGGATTACCGAATATCACTCAATTACCTGAGGGAATTATACAGAGTAAATATAATTTCAAACAATCCAAAGTTGATTTGTATGAAGCTTTTAAAGCTTTGAATGATAAATGGATTGCAGGTAATGATTACAAAAGAAAAACACTATTTGAAGATATGTTATTTTTGGATAGAGCGTCTAGAGATGTGGGTAACAAAATATTAATAGACATCTTCCAACTCAAAAGAGTTGTAGAACCAGAAACTATCAACTACAATATGAGTGTTTTTACTTATATGGCAGGTATACTAACTGAAAACCATTTTACCGTGATGCCCTTACCCGCATATGTAAATTTTTACAATGTCCAAGATGCAACCGCAAATGCTGTACCAAATTTATCTAGCACTCAACAATTTGCAAATGATATGTGGGGAACTTTTGCTACAGTAGATTATAGGAAATCTGGCCCAAAATTAGTTTGTTTTTATGTTGACAGACCATCAAGTTATGTTACAATGGATAACAAAGAAAAAAACAATTTTTTATTTAGAAGTGATTCGTTTGACTTGAGAGACCCAAATAATCCCCTTGGCGAAGTAATAACTGAAAACAAAACTGATTGGGCGTTTTCAAACTTATGTGTGGGATTTTCAGTTGATATTGGAATTAGAAGTCAAAATGTTTTTTATTCGTTTAGTGTTACACAAACACCTGGTAAAGCTACCGCAGAAACTGTGGCAACAATTCAAGATATGGCAAATCAGGCTGGAGGTAGGGACACTACAACACCAAATACTTCTTTGTATAATATTTACCAAAATCGTTCATATGAATGTGATGTTGTTTGTTTGGGCAACGCATTGTTACAACCTACTATGTATTTTATTTTAAGACACGTACCAATGTTCAATGGTTCCTATCTTATAACAGAGGTTGCGCACACAATAACACCTGGTTTATTTCAAACTAGATTCAAAGGTACTAGGCAAAGTTTCTTATCCTATCCATATCCCGATAATTTATTGGCAAGTATAAATCAAAACATTGCAGGTAACTTAATTAAATCGGTTCTTAACAGGAAAGATGATGCATCGTCAACAAATGGTACAACACAACAAAACAATGCGAACACTAGTGTGAATCCAAACACTAAAGAAGCGGCACAAAATTCTTGTGATTCAAAAGTCTTAGAGATACCCTACAAAGAAAATGGTTGGACAAGTACTACAGGTACAAAAACTCAAATACCTATTAAAGATTTTGTTGATAATTTAAAACTTGTTGTTCCAAATGACGAAGATTTACAGTTCATAATTTTCTGTTTGAGTTGGGCTTCTTCAGGAAACTCTCAGAAAAAGAATTTTGATGCTTTTAATAACAACTATGGAAAAATAACTTTGAACTATAACTACGGTGAAATGAGGTCATATATGTTGAAAACATTCTCTTGTGTGGATTTCTTGACACTAAGAGGACCTAATGAGCCTTTTGTTTTCCCTATTGCACATTTTGAGTCAATAGAAGATTATTTCTTGTTTTCGAAAAATAGATTACAACTTAGAGTTAATGATATTAGAAATAGGTCAATTGAAGTGTTTTATCTTCAAAATTGGCCTTACAACAAGAACAATAACATTACGACTAACACAGAATTACAAACTCTTCTCAAAGAAGCAAAAGTTTTAGCGAACAACTCAGGTATAAATTCAAGTATAACACTTCTCACACCACCACCAACACCTTCACCAAATCCGAATAATTTGGGTCTTATTAATACTATTACCCCAAGTTGTTCATAGATTATATTCAACTATTTGGATAATATTGATATTTATATGTAAATTAAAAAGTTATGAACTTAAATAATATGTTAAACCAGTACCTTGGTAAAAACGTTAGAATGTCTGAAAAAGACAACGGTGATGGTACAAAACAAGTATGTGATTTAGACACAGGTGATTGTTATGTAGTTAGAGAAAGAGATGGACTTATTGAAAGAGCCGGTCACGAAACAATTGCTAATCGAAGAGTAAGAGTTGAAACACCACAAGGAATAAAGTCTTTATTAAACGGATAACAAAATGAATTTAGATAAAAAAATATTAAAAGAGATTAATAGACACCACAATATTAATCGTTACATCAGAGAACAAGCTGAAGCTGGTTTACCACCTGACCCAGCGTTGGGGGCAGTTCCTGGTGCTGATTTACCGGCACCTGACGCGACTTTACCTCCGGCCCCTGCTGATGCACCGGCAGAAAAAATCGATGTAAGTGCGGATGATGAGGTAACTAAAATCGATGATGAAGGAAAAAGTAGTGAGTCGGGTACAGAAGAATTGGACGTTACAGATTTGGTAAAGTCTTCTGAAAAAATTGAAACAAAACAAGACCAATACTTTGACCAACTATTTGGATATCTAAAAAACTTAGAAACAAAACTTTCTGAAATGGATGGTTTAGTAGAAAAATTAAACTCTATCGAAACTAAAATTGAGAAGTATAGAGAAAAGACACCACAAGAAAAACTTCATCTTAGAAGTTTAGACTCAGGACCATACACCCAAAAATTGACAGATTTCTTTGATGACAACAAAGATAAATTTGAAAAACAAGGAAAACACGAATATGTTTTAACATCAGATGAGGTTGAGAATGTAAATCCGTCTGAGATTAAAAAAACATTTACTCCTAATGGGGACGATGATACCGACTTTAACTTTTGACATTTTCAAATTTTGACTTATAATTTGGGTTGTAGAGATACAACCCTTTTTTATTTTGAAACTATGAATTTTTTTTCTATAATTTTAAACATTAACATCTAACAACAAATTTTTTATGACATCTTTAGACGCAGTATTAGCACAGTATGAACAGTCCAAATCACCTGATTATGGGCAAAAAGGAATGTCTCAAGAAGAAAGAATGAAGAAGTACTTCACTCTTCTTTTAGACGACAAATCAAATTCAGGACAACGTAGAGTACGTATCCTTCCAACACCTGACGGTAGCTCTCCTTTCAAAGAGGCTTGGTACCACGAAGTACAGGTAGGTGGTAAATGGCAAAAGTTTTACGACCCAGGAAAAAATGACAACGAACGTTCTCCTTTAAACGAGGTTTACGAAGAATTAATGTCGACAGGTAAAGAATCTGACAAAGAACTTGCAAAACAATATAAATCACGTAAGTTTTATATTGTCAAAGTAATCGACCGAGACAGAGAAGAGGACGGTATTAAATTTTGGCGATTTAAACACAATTACAAACAAGATGGAATTCTTGATAAAATAATTCCCATTTGGAGAAACAAAGGTGATGTCACAGACGCTGAAAAAGGTCGTGATTTAATTATTGAGTTAACCAAACAAAAAACTCCCAAAGGAGCTGCTTATACCACAGTATCCACTATTATGTACGACGACCCAAGTCCTGTTCATCAAGATGATAAAATCAAAAAGGATTGGTTAGAAGACGAAATGACTTGGTTGGATGTGTATTCAAAAAAACCTGTTGAATATTTGGAGGCAATTGCTCGTGGTGAAGTTCCTCGTTGGGACAGTGACAAGGGTGGTTATGTGTATAGTAACGATGTAGAAACTACCGAATCATTTGGTGGCTCATCTTTACCAACTTCAAAGTATGTTGACCCACAGGCAAATAATGAGGTTGACGAGGAATTACCATTCTAAAAAACAGATGGTGCAGACACCGTCTGCACCTTCTTTATATTTTTAATATGAAAATAAGAACTTTAATGTATGAATCACTCTCTAAAAAATATGAGAGTGAAATTGCGGAAGCTGAGGCAATTTTGATGGTGTATATGGAGAACCCTGTTGGTATTGGGGAACATCCACAACACTTAGAAGAGATGGATAAGTTTGTTGAGAAATTGGCAAACGCAAAAGATAAATTGGAAACTTTGAAAGAATTTTATAAGTACGGATATGGCAATTAAGAAAACCGATTTCAATTCAGTAAAGAAGAAATTCTCTACTTCGGCTAAATACAAACCACAGAGATTTTTTGATTTAAGTACTAATTTCTTGGATGCTGTGGGTTTACCTGGTCCCGCTATCGGACATATCAATATGTTCTTAGGTCACTCAGACACAGGTAAAACGACCGCACTTGTTAAGACCGCTGTTGATGCACAGAAAAAAGAAATACTTCCTGTGTTTATCATTACTGAACAAAAGTGGAGTTTCGAACACGCAAAGTTGATGGGATTTCAATGTGAAGAAGTTGTAGATGAAACAACAGGTGAAATTGATTGGGATGGTTTTTATATTTTCAATAATAATTTCAACTACATTGAACAAATCACGGACTACATCAATGAACTCTTGGATGCACAAGAAAAGGGTGAGTTAGACTACAGTCTTTTGTTTCTTTGGGATTCAGTAGGTTCCGTACCTTGTAAAATGACGTTCGATGGTAAGGGTGGTAAACAACACAACGCATCTGTCTTAGCAGATAAAATTGGTATGGGAATCAACCAACGAATTTCAGGTTCACGTAAAGCAGATTCAAAGTACGAAAACACTTTGGTAATTGTTAATCAACCGTGGGTTGAATTACCTGACAATCCATTCGGTCAACCAAAAATCAAAGCGAAAGGTGGTGAATCCATTTGGTTAAATTCATCTTTGGTATTTTTATTTGGAAACCAAAAAGGTGCTGGTACAACTAAGATTACTGCTACCAAAGACAAACGTACTGTTAAATTTGCAACAAGAACCAAAGTTTCTGTTATGAAAAACCACATTAATGGATTGGGTTACGAAGACGGAAAAATTATTGTAACCCCTCACGGATTTTTAGCAGGTAAAGAAGTGTCTGAGGAAAAGGCATCCATTGAGGCTTACAAGAAAGAGCATTCTGATTATTGGAAAGAAATAATTGGAACTGACGGAGATTTCACACTTACTGAAGAGAAAGAGGACAACTCATAATCTATTATTTGTGAAAACACTACTTGTAGATGGAGATAATTTATTCAAAATTGGATTCCACGGAGTTAGAGAATTCTATGTGGAAGGGAAACACATCGGGGGTTTATTTCATTTCCTTAACACCCTACGTAAACAATTGGAAGAAAATGAGTACGACAAAATTATTGTCTTTTGGGACGGAGTCGATAACGCAGTCGTGCGTCGTGAATTATATCCTGACTACAAGTTAAACCGTCGTAATGATATGAACGAGTCAAAACTCGAGTCATATTATTTTCAGAAAGGTAGAGTAAAACAGTATTTGGAAGAATGTTTCGTTCGTCAATTAGAAGTTGAAAAATGTGAGTCCGATGATTTAATTGCATACTATTGCAGTATTTCATTAAATGAACACAAAGTAATATTTTCCTCGGACAGAGATTATATGCAACTTTTAAACGATGACGTTTCCATTTTTTCACCAATACAAAAATTTCTTTATCAAAAAGGTGATAAAGTTAGATTGGAAAAAGAGTATATTCCACATCAAAATGTATTTGTCTCAAAAGTTTTCTTGGGTGATAAGTCAGACAATATTTTTGGTATTAAATCATTAGGTGAAAAAACATTTTTAAAGTTTTTTCCTGAGGTACTTGAAATGCCGGTATCTGTAACTGATATTTTAACCAAGACAGAAAAACTATTAGAACAATTTCCAAACAACAAAGTCTTGAAAAATATCAAAAATTCTGTAAGTAAAAATGAAAACAAAAACTACAACCTATTGGAGATAAATCAAAAAATTGTTGACTTGAAAAATCCATTATTAACTGAAGATGCAAAAAAATTAGTAGGACTTTATTACACGGAAAGTTTAGACCCTGAGGGTAGAGCTTCCAAAAACTTCATACAAATGATGACCGAAGATGGGTTCTTTAAGTACTTACCCAAAAACGATGAATCCTTTGTTGATTTTATCAGACCATTTATGAAACTCACTAGAAAAGAAAAAAGAAAACACAAAAACCAACTAAATTAATTTTATGAAAGAAGAACAAGTAGTAAAAATGGAATTTTTGTTGACACTCAATGATAACATTGTTGTCCAAAGATTTTTTAACGTACGTAGTTACAACCCGAAGGCTCACCGTTCAAACGAACTACGAGAGTATTTTAAACAAATTCAAGATGTATTGGATTACGACCTCAAAATGAAAACTGTAACCTATATGATGGATAATCAAGATGCTATTATTGATGACCCAGAAGTTTTGAATACATCCAACACTGAGTCACCCGAAAACTTCAATTTATTTGTTAGAGTGGGTGAAGACACATTGTGTCATAGAATATTTGACGGTAAATTATATCCCCCAAAAATTCGTTACACAGTTGATGTACGTCCACACTTGAAAGAACTACTTCGTAGTTTGACAGAAGTTTTTTCAACTGAAAATTTAACATACGATTACTTGGGTTATGACCTAAGTAAGTAATATTTATCAATATCTACGGCTCTTTTTATGAATAAGAATTTTGAATATCTCGGTAACACTTTCCAAATACAATTACTTAACCAACTTATCGTAGACAAAGAATTCGCTCAATCAATCATTGATGTTATAGAGCCAAATTACTTCGACAACAAGTATTTTCAACTAATCACACAAATGGTAAAAGAGTACTACACGAAGTATCAATCTACCCCATCATTCGAAACTCTCGAACAAATTGCAAAAACAGAAATTTCAACCGAGATGGTTTTAAAAATTGTTTTGGATATGTTTAAAAAAGTACAGGATGCACCATTTGAAGGAACTGCTTTTGTACAAGAAAAAGCTATGAAGTTTTGTAAACAACAAGAACTTCAAAAGGTTATGGATAAAGCCCAAAAAATAATCAATCAAGGTGACTTCGAATCATATGACAAAGTTGAAGGATTGGTTAGAGAGGCTTTACAAGTGGGTGAAAGGGACACAGGTATCACAGATATTTTTTCAGGTCTTGACGACGTTTTAAACGACGATTTCAGACATCCAATTCCTATGGGTATCCCTGGCATCGATAGGTTACTAAAAGGTGGTTTAGCTAAAGGAGAAATTGGTGTAATTTTAGCACCAACGGGAGTTGGTAAAACAACAGTACTTACTAAGATTGCTAACACTGCGTTCAATATGGGATATAATGTTTTACAAATATTTTTTGAGGATAACCCCAAAATTATTCAAAGAAAACATTTTACCATTTGGACAGGAATTGAACCTGACAAATTGGCATTACAAAAAGAAGAAGTTATTGCAAAAGTTGATGAAATAAGAAATCAAATGCCAAACAAATTGGTTCTTAAAAAATTACCATCTGACACTATGACTATGAATCAAATCAAAAATCAGATAAGAAAAATGATTGCTGATGGAAA